TATGTAATTTGCCAACTCCTTTGATTGAACCTTCAAGTAAAGCTTTAATTACCATGCGCCCTTCTGGCAAAGTACAAGTACCATAGTTAATAGAAGTGAATGGTAATTGATTGCCGCTGCGAGATTGAAGAGTATTTAGGTTATGATACATACCTTCAACCGCCTGGCGCAACTCTTTTTCAGTCATGTCATAGGCGTAGTTATATGCTCTTGCCCAACTATAAGCATCCATATCATCAATAGAAATATCTTCAGGCCCATACCCGTCAGCAAAAGTAATTTCTTTTTCTAATGCCTCTTCAGTAGGACCTTCTACATATTTTAATCCATCAACGTAATGTTTCCAAAAACTTTTTCTTACGTAAGGAACCATAGTCCAATCTAAATGTGTTGCAGAACAACCGCCAAATTGTTGAAGTGATTGTAATTGAAAGATAACTGCAACTAATTGAAAAGCTGTATTTATACTATTAGCGGGACGCACATCAGTTTGACGAGTATTAAACCCCTTTGCAAGTAAATCGTCAAAAGGAATTGATAAACAATTATGCATACCTAAAGCATAGCTATCTAAATCATGTATATAAATTTCATTATTTAAATGATTATTGCGAGATGTTTCACTCATTAAATTATCAAGAGCATATTGTTTAAAAATAACTGAATCTGCTTCACCCCTACGGCCGCCAAATGAATATTCATCAACATTAGCATTTTGATTTTGAACATTTAAGGCATTTAGCTTTTCTGCCATTTTACCCATTGTAGCAGTATTCCAATTTCTTATTCTAGCTCTTTCTTGACGATAAAGAATGTATGCTCTCGCTACATCTTTTTTCTTTAGGTTCATTAATCCATTTTCTACAAGGTCTTGAATTTCTTCTACGGTTAAAATTTCGTCGCTTGTGTTCTTAATAAAATCAGCTATATTATTAGCTTTTTCTAAAGCATAATCAGAGATTTCTCCTTCTTCTTGTTTAAAAGCCTTTAATATAGCGTCTACAATTTTATTTTTGTTAAATTTAACGATTCTACCATCTCTTTTCTTAACGTGTTGCACAATAATGCCCTCCTAGATATATAAATAATTTAAGGATTTATTGGCTTACCACAGTAAATACAAACTCCATTTTCATATTTATGCGCACAAATACTTTTTAAATATTCAATTTCTTCCATGTATTTCTGCACTTCCGGTTGTAAAATAAATACTGTCGGATCCAATATAGATTGAATCTTCTTATTATTGAAATTAATTTTTTCTTTAATTTCTTCACCTGTCATCTTTTACCTCGCCTCCACGATATTCGTAAAAATCTTTAAATAGTTCATAATTATTTTCTCTCACAAATTGAAAAATTGATTGTATAGATTCTTTACTAAGTAAAGGCTCTATGATTTTTGGCTGTTTAATAGCTGCATAACAGTAGCTATAAAGAGTTTCAAAAGGTTCTACACGTTTAAAAAAATCATTATTATAACCATTCATTAGGTGTATATTGTAACGATTAATTAATTGCATTACTTTTTTCCACCCTTCTTCAACAAGAAGATTCTCATTATATATAAGTGGAAAAACTAACTGATAACTACGTAAATTTATAATAGTACGAAAAATGCGTTGTATCCCTTCGTTTATAAGTTCTTCTGAGGTATAGATTTTAGATACATCCATGGTTACTTGTCTAAAACTAAGACTTTGTTTTTTAACCTCATCCAATCCTGGTAGATAATCATTAGTAATTAGTCCGTTATGATTTAAAGAAAAATATGTATTTAATGGTTTTAAAGATAACCATTTACATAAATCTTCTTTACTATCTACTTGAATTGGAAATTTCATACCTATTCTTCGTCCTAATTGATTAGGTATCCAATTTGGGAGTTCATTTTTTATTAGTTCATATGCGCCATCAATTTGATTTAAATTATAATCATGGAATATAACCCCAAAACGATTTGAGTTATAACGAAACTGTTTTTCAAAATCTTTCCATATGTTTTTTTCATCTAAAGAAAGACGAATATGTTCAGCTCGTCGCATTGTATTTATTGCTGATTTATTATTCCATTTGTTATTGCGCGGTTTTATTTTTTCATATATAGAAATATCTGGCTGCATCCTTTCGATTTCTAATGGAAGTGGTTTGTATTTCTCTCCATCGAAGGCGCGGCCGCCATAAGTGATATTATCACCTTTATAAAATTGAGAATTGGGATTGTAGAAATCTTGTCTTATTATAAAATTATTATATCTATTTGGGGAAAAGTCGGGTGATAACCCGACTATTTCCCGCTTTTTCTTATAATAGGAGGATAGTTTCATCAGCTCCAAGTTGTAAAATGGAACTGGATAGTAAGGGAGATCGGCATCATAAAGGCCATAGCTCATAGTAGTTTATATCCTTCGGTAATTTCAACTCGGGGATTCGCTGGATCTCCCAAATAAATTTCTTCACAATATTTTAGACCTTCAAGACGTTCTCCATTTAAATCAAATATTAAAGCATCTTGAGGATACTTTTTTAATTCTTCTATTAAATCACCAATTGTTTTTATCATACTTCAACTCGCTCCTTTTGAGTTGTAATATAACCATCATCACTAATTGAAGTTATTAATTCAACTAAATGATATGGAGTATTTTTATATTTTTTCGCTATGAAATTATTTTCTCTTCTAATCCCCGTTACTATAATTTTATTTCCTCTTGATAACCAAGACTTTTCTACTACCTTTTTAGTTCCATTTGGTTGCTTTTCTGATATTTGTCTATCATAATGGGTAAAAGCATCACCAAATATTTTAACAGTTACAACACTATCATTTGTTAATAAAGTAATCATTTTTTTATTTTTATCTTTGTCTAATACAGTTCCTGCAATACGACAAATTTTAAATAACGGAATTTTTTGTCCCGTTTCTTTAGACCTAAACTCATAGTTTACTATCGGTTCTTCGGGTAATTTACTATACTCAGATAATCCATAGAATCCATTTTTAAGATTCTTTAATTCATGATCGTGAATATAACATGAAATTGAATCCATTTCCCATTGACTTATATTACCAGAACAATACTTATCCCACAAATCTTGTCTAAGTTTATTGTTTACTTTATCTAACAACTCTTTATTGTGTTCTTTAATAAAAGGACGGATTATATCCATTTGTTTTTTGTAGATTTTATCCCAATCAGATTGTTTTATTGTAAAAATATATTCATCTGAAGATGGGGTTAATAAGTCTAAATCAAAATTATTTGAATAAAAGGCTAAAGCAATATTATCTAATCCATATGACATTTCAATTTTATGTTTTTTAAGATACTTATTAAAGTTATATACCTTACATTGAAAATCATATTCTTCTGGAATAAAACCAAAGTTAATTAACATCTGCATATTCTGCAAAGTCATTCTTTTCTTTTTATCCGTGATTAAATCAATATATGTATTCATCGCTTTGAGGCGGTCTCCATCATATAATTCGTCAAACGCGCCCGACTTAATTAAATTAATCATTTGTGGTTTATTAATTTTAACTTTATTGATAAAATCTTCAATGGATTCATATGGTCTATTATTCATAATTAAACGAACTAAATCATCACCGACTCTTGTAATACCACTCAAACCATAAATGATTCTATTATTTTCTACATCCGGCGCAAATGTATATTCAGACTTGTTTATATTTGTGGCTACTATTTCTACACCCTCTTGACTTACTTTTCCAATGGCTGTAGCAATTTTGCCATAGTTAGCAGTTCTGTTTGACGACTTCTTCTTGGCGGGAGATAAATCAATGTCTCCCATTTCTCCATCTTCATCATCATCTGTAAAAACACCCATTGATATGTCATCAAACGAATCCCAAACATCTCCTCTAGTTGTTTCTTCGTTATTTCCATCTTCTTCCTCTTCTTCTTTATCTGCGCCGCCGCTATCAGAGATAAGACAAGCGCAATCCCATAAAATTGTTGGATAACGATATGCAAGATTTAACTCTTGTAAACCAATTAATGAATATGCAAGAGTATGAGATAGATTAAAACCATAGCCTTTACTCATGGCAATAAGTACATTCCACACATATGAGCAAAGTTTTTCATCTAATCCTTTTTCTTTAATAATCTTAAAATACTCTTCAGTTAATTCTTCATACTGCGCCGGATTCTTCTTTGCAATTGATTTTCTTAATTTGTCTGCCCAAGTTAGATTGAACCCACCTAACTCTGGTAATTGTACCAACTGCATAAATTGTTCCTGTGCAATACATAAACCATAAGATACATTAAGAACTGGTTCAAGAATTTCTTTAGCCTCCGCGCCAAGTCCATATTTTCGTAACTCATAATCCCAATCAGATGGATGTGCTTTAAATCTAGCTAATTTATTAACTGGCATTTCTCCGCCTTTTTCAGTTGCCATAAGACGAATTGCCGAGTTGAGAATTGCTAAGTCATCTACAGAAGTTGGCTTCATTACTGCAATACCATTTATTCCAGACTGTTTTTCCATTTGGAATAAACTCATAACTTTATGCTCCCAGCACATCTTCCACATTTCGGGATTGTCACGTTCAAGTTTATATATACCTATAATTTTTTCATAAGTTTCTTTTAATGTTGATTCTCTTGTCTCATATCCATAGTCACAAATAAGGTTAATACAATTATGAATCTTATCTAATGCTTCAATTGACAGAATGTCATATTTAATTAATCCTGTATCTTCAGCATCATGTAGGTCAAACTGAGTTATGATTTCTCCCTTAGGTGCGCGCATCAGTGCGGTTGATTCTGTAAAAGGTTCATCTACAAAAATCACACCACCTGCATGGATACCACAACCATTAATTAATCCTTCAATTCTTTGGGCTACTTCCCAAACTTGAGGATAATTTTCTTCCATTTCATAACGAAAATTATTTGATGCAGGAATTCCATTATCGGGATCACCATAAAAAGTTTGTTTTAAACTGCGTAATTGCCCCCTATCAGCTTGAATAAATGAAGATAAATAGGCAGATATATCATTATCTATTCCTAATCCTCGACAAGCAGTTTGAATGGCTGATTTTGATTTTTCTGTTTTTAAAGTTAATACGTTAGCAACCCTATCTTCACCATAAGTTTTACGAAATTCTCTTAATACGTCTGCCCTACGACCGCCCTCTATATCTATATCAACATCAAGAACAGATACACGTTCAGGATTTAAAAATCTCCATCTAAAGGTTGGAGCTTTTTCTCTTAAAGAGTTAATTTGAATTGTATCTAATAAATATAAGAGAATAAATCCAACTCCTGAACCACGACCAGGACCTACAATGGTTCCTGCTTTCCAACAAATGTCAATTATGTTTTGAAGATTTAAGAAATATGCACTCCATCGAGAGCCATTTACTTCTGATGATACCCATGTATCTTCAAGACACGCATTAATTTCATCATAAGTTTCTTTATTCTGTAGAGTACTATCATTAAATACTCTATTTACAATTGCATGAGCCAGCCTTTTATCTTCTTCATATTCAGAATTAAAAAATTTTTCAATATAAGGTATATAATATGTTGCTTTATTTATATTTCGACTAGCATTGCCAATTTCTTTCCAATTTAATCTTGGAATCTTTAATGGTTTCATTAATGAGTAGTCTTCACATTTATTTTTAATTTCTTCTATTGTCTGAAATGCTTTTTGTAAGACCTCTTCTCCTAATGATTTCTCCATATAATGATAAATTTCTTCATCACTCATTAAATAAGTTGTTGCATAAAAATCATCAACTTCTCTATCTCCCTGTTGAGCATTAAGAAAAGCCTTATGAATCGGTCTATCTTCTTTTTTCAAATAATGAGCATCGTTAGTTATAATATATTTGATACCCATTTCTTCACTAAGTTCAACTAATTTTTTATTTACATAAATTTGGTCTTTATTAAACGATGGTTGCATTTCAAAATAGAAATCATCAATACCAAAAATTCCCTGCATTTGAACAATCCATCGTTTAATTAAATCCATACTTGGCGCGCCAGCATCTCTGTTACGGATAAGTTGAGTTGGAAGACATCCTCCTAAACATGCCGTACATCCAATCACATGACCGGGATTTACTCCAATTATATCAATTAAATCCTGATAATATGTTGGAACTCTTCTCATTCTGCGCGCCATGTAACTTCTCATCCAAGCACGAGAAGAAATCTCGCGGATTTGTTTGTGTCCCTCGAGATCCTTCGCCAATAATATAAAATGAAAGTATCTGTCTGTTTCTTTTTTAAAGTTATCATTGTTTAATCCATTTCTTACAAGATAAATTTCGTTACCTCGAATAAGTTTAAAATCTGGATTATTTTTTTTAATTTTGCTATAATATTTTTCTGCTCTTATTGCACTAGCTATTGTGTCGTGCTCAGTAATCGCTACTACTTCATGACCAAGTTCTATTGCATAGTCCATTAATGATTCAACAGTATTAATACTATCGCGCAAACGAAAGTTACTGAAATCAGTATGATTATGTAGTGAACCAGGAAATTTTAATTTCTCCATTCACGTTACCTCTCTTTTTATTCTATATTTATATTATAACATAATTTTCTTAATTTATCAATTTTTAATATGATGTACCACTCCAACCACACTTTTCACAAAAATACTTATATTGTGCTGGGTAAGAAGTTAATACTATTGTATCGTCGCGATATATATACTCACCACATTCGGGACATTTAATATCCATTTTTGTTTTATTAAAATACTGCGGCATAGTGGCATTTCTCATTTGTTTATATTCTTCCCATTCCATAATTAAAAACCTAAATTCCCATCAGATATTTCATAATCACTAATAAAAATTTGTGGTGTATATGTACCATTCCATTCATTAAGGTTGGCTCTACCAACAACTTCTAATTTAATTTCTCCATTATATTGCTTCAATTCTTCAATAAAATCTTTTGCATGAAATTTCATATATGCAATTCCAAATTTTTCAATTTTTACAGTATCAAGATTGCGCCCCATTACTCGAATGTCATTTTTAGTAATATTAATATCTTTGATATGAATAAGAGGTTCGTTATTGTGCTGTCCCCAAATGTCCTCATGTGAAGTTATATCTACAATTAAATCTCTAATGTCAGAATCAGCAGCGATACGTTCAAAATTAACATCATACCAATTTTCTCCAAAATCTATATTAGCTAATTCTTCATTTGCATATTTATGAAAATTATCTAAATTTTTATCGAGAATACCACATCCTGCGGCATTAGCATGTCCAGCTGTAAACGTAAAAAATCCACTTTGGTCTAAGAAGTCTTTAAAAGAAGTTAATTCAGATTCGTTTAATCCTCTTAATGAACCTTTAATTTCTCCATCTTCATTTAACCTAGCAACAATGGTAGGTTTCTGATATTTGGCTGCCAACTTCATGGCGCAAAGTCCATTTAGTTCTGGGGGAAAATCTTCGTCATCAAGTCTTATGAAAAGAATTTTGTTTTCTAGTAAGTTATATTTATGAATTTTGATTTCAAGTTGTTCAACTGCTTTATCTAAAGTTCTATTTTGTTTTGACCTGGCATTAGTACATTCTCTAGCTGATTCGATTGCAAGTTCTTCAAAAGTTCCCTTAGCTCCTCGTTTATGTGATTCAACCATTCTATGTCCGTCTATAAAGGCTTCAAAACATCGCTGTTTTTCTTCCATAGAGCCAGCTCTAATCATAGCATTAATTAATGGAGTTATATAGAAAGCAATTGTAATCGGAGTTACTTTTCCTCCCATTGAAAATGCTTGTTTTTCACATAGAGCTTTGAGAAAATAATTATTAATCTTATTTAATCCCGTATGAACAATATACCGATTTTCAAGTGATAACATCGACATCATATCACTAACTTCTGCAAAAGCAGCTAAATCAATAAATTCATCAGCATAATTTGTATTAAGCATTTTATCACACCATCTACAAAATTGCCACACAACCCCTCCACCACATAAATCTTTATTTATATATTCTGGTGAAAGCTGGTTATTAATAATAGTGGCCCATTCAGAAAATTTAGTATCTGGCTCTACGATATGATGATCAAGAACTAAAGAATGAATCTTTTCTTTTCCTAACATTTCATGATATTCATAATCATTGCTACTAGAATCAGGTAGAATAACCCACTTAATATTCGGATTTTCATTTTGTTTTTCTAAAATTACATTAATTGTATCACTAAGTCCATGACCTTTACCTTCATGAAGTACATATTCAATTTGAACTTTCTGATTGAATTTTCGCAAATATTGTATAAAGATCGCCGCTGAAGCAAATCCATCACAATCACTATCTACAACTACTACAATTCTATCTTCTTCTGTAAGATTAGATATAAACATAAAATCAAGAAAACCATTTGTTATATTATGTAAAGCTCCTGGATATTGTAAGTGTGAATCATCTGAAACGTTAAGAAAGTATTCAATTTCTTCCGGAGTTAACCCACGGGCGCCAAGTAAGTTTTTTACATAGTTATCTCTTATATTATCATTCATCATTCGTGTTTTCATTTAATTGTTCCTCAACTGTTAAAATTGTTTTTACTATAGCTACTTGTTGTTTGGCAGACCATAAAGAATTGAGTCCATCAATTGTTATATTTTTATCTAACTTATCTAATAAGTTGGATACATTATCTAATATTTTTATTATATCTTTATTTAACATTATTTAATCCTCACTCTTCTTTTGTATAGCTTCCAAAAGACTTCACTTCCTTTATCGGTGGGTGAATCTTTCATATTTAATAAGTTTTCCCTATCATATATAAAAGAAAAATCACAATAGTTTTGATACTTTTTTCCTATTGACCATAGTTTATTAAAATAATCTTCGCTACCTGGTTTTTCTTCTTTGTCAAAACAAATCACAATTTCTCGTGGATAAGCTACTTGCATTAATAGTTTTAAAGCATGTTTATTAAATTGGCTGCCGCATACAGCAACTGAACAGTTTGCGAAGTCAAAGCCTTCAAATTGTAAAACTGATTTTTCTGCCTCAAACAAAAAACAAGTACCAACACGTTTAATATTATTCTTGGTTAAATTTAATCCATATAAATTTAAAGATAGTGGATGACTATACCATTTACCCTCTATTTGTACTGGCATATACTTACCTACATTTTCAATCTCCCATTCGTTGAGGGCGCGCCCTCGTATTCCGACGAGTTCTCCATTTGAATTATAATGTGGTATTATAATTTTATTTTGTGAAACGGAATATCGTATATTAAATTTATCCATACTTTCTTTGGTGATTCCATCATTCAACCATTCTGTTGGATAAAACTTAGTAAACACATCAATTATACCGTTTGGATAGGTTGGTAACTTTACTCGTTCGGGCGCGAAATACATATCACGTATACGTTGATATTTTTTGGGTGTAAATCCTTCAATTGGGCGATAATTACTACAATCAAGAATTACTTTATATATATCTTGATACCAATCATAATCATGATTTCTTGTTTCATAGTAGTTTTTAAGAAATTTAAATATTGACATAGATTGGCAATTAGTATAACAATAAAATATATGATTGTTCTTATAATAATATAGTTTCCAAGATGCTTCATCCGCATCTTCATTATGACAAACCGTAGGCATGACCAAGTAGGACTCCTTTTCTTGATAAGGAATATCCATTTGGTCTAATAAGTCTTTTATCTTTTCGGTATCTAATTGTTCAATTATACTTTTATAATCAATCAACTATCTCACCATCATTCAACCTTTCTAATATTGTATTATAATGTTCATCTTCTGAATCTTCCCAACTTTTAATGTTATAACTCGCCTCTTTATAGAAATCTTTAATTGGTTCTAATCTTGAATCGGTTATAAATAAGTCTTTTTTTCTTAAAGTTCCTAGATTCATAACTGACCAAATTCTAACCTGAGTCCACTCTCCGTTTCGTACTTTAAATATATCTGTAACTAAATTAGGTCTTTCAATATAAGTTGCATTATTTTTATCCAAAAAGATAATATTGTCTCCTTGTATTTGTTTTTCTTGAAATAGCGGTTCTAATAATTCAAGTTCTTCTTTTGTTGGTCTTGCTATTATCGCGCCATTATCAGCTTTATTAATCGTACTTCGACCACCAGCTAAAGAACCTTCATTTCTTATATCTTTATTATCATCACCTTTTGCATTTAACTGAGTTGAAGTAAACATTGCTACATCTAATTCAACCGCTAAATCTTTTAGAGCTGTTGCAAACATTAACAATACTTCATCGTTTCTTAATGCAAACCCCTTAAATTCATTTAATAAAGATGGTCCAATGAATATGTAATCATAAAATACATATCCTATATCATGAATTATACAATTTTCTCTAACGATTGTTTTAACAGATTCAATTGTGGGATTAGGCATTTTTACAAGAATTAAATTATCATACTTTTTCATTAAGTGAATTGCTTGAGTAATAACTGCTGATTCTCTTTCTGAAAAATCTGCATATTTAAATCTTGTAGCATTTATATCAGTTAGATAAGCCAGAATCATGGTTCTAACTTCTTTAAAACGTTGCTCTGTTACAATAAATAAAACTTTTTCATTATTACCTTTTTGTTCCCATTCGCAAATTGTACTGTTATATCTAAAAGGATAAGCTAAATAACAAGCATCTGCTACTGCATTTCTTGTTTTTCCTACTCCTGATGCTGCCGAACGAATTGTTAAAGTTCCCTTTTTCGCTCCATCTATTATTTGATTATATATATCTCCTTGAATTGGTATACCAATTTCATACGCCGCGCCAAGCTCATTAACTAGCGCTTCCATACCTTTTACAGCTGTTTCAACTTCTATTTCATCAGTTGTCTGATATTTCGCTTCAACACCTAATAATTTTTTTCTGACTGCATCAATTATTAATTTAGGATTTAAAAAATTAAAAGCTTGATTTATTTCATCTGCTTTTGGATTTGTTAAGTCATTACAATAAAAATCGCTTGTATCAAAACCTTGCTTTTTTAAATCTTTAAGAAGATTAGACATTTTAAAACGATTATAATAGAAGTCAAAGTTATCAATTTGAGATAGCTCTATTGAATCTTGTAAGTATTCAATACCATTTCTATCTTTAAAAAGTTTAAAAGATACTTGGTCTGACTCTAAAAAATTTTCTATATCAATTGGCTGTATTTTTGTCGCACCATTTCGATACAATCCATTTATAGCCATAAATATTGAGCGTTCAAATCTTGAAGGAAAATCAGTTAAAGCGAACGAATATTTATCTATTTTGCTTAATAATTGTGGTTGTTTCATTAAGCAACCTAATATTTGTTGAGTATCTCTTTTATCTATCATCTTCTTCCCACCAATCTGAATGACTTATTAAATTCCAATAACAAGGAATTTGTAAAATTTCTTTTGAACGTTTAGACCTTTTATCTAAATCATAAATAAAAATAGGACAATATTTGCATTCAATACTTTCACAAAAAGTAATCGCTTCTTGCTTTGTCATTCTTCATCCTCCAATTCATCGAGCGCGCTAAAATCAACCATATATTTTGGTTTCTTTTTTCTTTGTATAGTAATCTTTTTTCTTTTTTCCGCCTCTCGCATCTGACGTTCAATTTCTGCGATTGTTCCAGCGGATTTTCGTTCTTTCGCGGCCCAGTAAGCGCATGAATCATTATATACAAAAGGAATTATACCGATTCCGCCATGTCCTTTTTCCCAGTCGCCGTGTTTTATTTCATAAAAATATTTTAAAGCGAATAAGATTCCTTTATTACTCATTCCATTTTCTTTTATGAATTTTTTCCTTTGAGCTTCACATACGTGCCAATTATAAGATACTTTTAAATCTCTAGCAATAAAATCATAAATTAAACCTATATATCCTTCATCACTTTCCGGTTGAGCTTTCTTCCAATTATTATAACACAATCTATGATAATAATAATTTTTACTTGGCATGACCCAATCATCTTTTTCTTTATCAATTATTTCATTACATAATCTACACTTAGCCATATAAAACTCCTTTATTTCCCTATTTATTATATTATACCATAATTGTAAGAAAAAGTCAAATTTAAAAAGAGCAGGTATATTATACCTACTCTCTTTAATCTATTTAGACATATCTCTCATTTCAAGAAGGACTAAGTTGAATAAATCTTTTTGGTCTTCTGTAATTTCTGAAAGTTTTATTTTTCTTCCAAAAATCATTTCGACCTTCTTTAAAATACGTTCAGCATTCGCAGCGTCTTCGTTAATAAGTTTTGCCCAAAGTTTAGAAGCCTCATCTCTGATTAAATCAAAGTCTAATTCTTCTTCTACTTTTACCTCTTCTTTATCAACGACTACTGCGCCATCAATTTGTTCACTCTTTTCAATCGCTTTTATGATAGCATCAACAAGTTCTTGGTAACCGAATTTAATTTTAGGAGCAAGATATTTAAATCTACTACCCGCCATTACCGTTGGTGTTTTCCGAGTGTATAACCAACGTTCAGCATTACCATCTTCATCCCATGTAATATCAATGTAACCTATAATATCAACTAATTGATTTACAATATCATAGGCTCTTTTTGGAATTGCTGGGCCAAGAATTTCTACCTCAGAATCATCTGCACGTTTTTCAATTCTTTTTTCTACATGAGCAATAATAACTAGACCATAACCAAGCTGAGTAATTTTTCTTAAACACGACTCAAATTCTCTCTTGGCTGCTGCGTATCCACCACCCCAGGGAATATCTGAAATTGATTGAACTGCATGTTGTGCGCAGATATATTGTTCACATAAATCCCAAGCGATACCAACTGTATCAATAGTAATTGTATTATATTTTTCCTGTGCTTCAGGCTTTTCTAATTGGCGAAGAACCAATTTAAAATCTGCCCATTTTTTAATGTCGACTGCCATCGCGCCAGAGATTGCATTCCACCCATGTTCAAATCCTAAAAGTAAATTTTTAGGAAATTGACAAGCAAGGGAAGTCTTGCCCACTTTAGGTAAACTATAAAGGCAAACAAACTTCCCACGCAAATCTCTTGAAATAACGGATGGCTCTAAATTAAGTATATCAAGACCACTTTTAGCCATACGTTATCTCCTTATTAAAATCCTAAATCTGCAAATCCATTATTAGTGTTTTTAGCTGGTGCTTGACGCATTGACTGCCGTGAAGCTGCCTTAGACATATCTTTCTCTTTCTGAGCTTCAAGCCTATTTTTTCTATCTGCTAATGCATCCTGAATCTCACCATTATCAAAGGCAAAATCTCCTTCCAATGGCTCCTGAGAACCACCAGTGATAATTAAATCACTTCTATTAATAGTTCTAGTTTTTTCAATTGGTTCTCCAAAGTCAACTTCCTCAATAATTGTTTCAGTTGTTGCTGAAAAATCAAGTCTTCCATTGGCTTTTACTGTGTCACCGATATTCCAATAGGTAGAAA